ACACATAGACAAGATAAGAACTAAGCAAATTGGACATAAGCACTTAAGAATTCCAAGCCCCTCGTACCAATGACTAGTGTCTTCTTGCCGTTTGATCTGGAGCTAACCAATGCCCTAGAATATAAAGGAGTTAGTCCGTTCGAGACTCGCACGAAGATCGTAGCAGCAGGCAAGGAGAATCAAGGGAAGCTAGTGGCTTTGATGGTGGCTTGCCGCGGTACGAATATTTTTAAAATTGTAACAAAAGCTAAAGACCCTGCACTCAGCACGAAGATTGTAGCGATTTCAGAAGAGCTAAGTAGAGAATTTGCAGTTTCCTTAGCGCACATTGCTTCAGCCTTCCCAGAAGTTGTCTATGATACTCGTATCAAGATCTCTAGCTCTATTAGTGTGAATACCTTAGCCTTCTTGAAGCACAATGGACTTACTCATGAGAAGTGGTTATTAGCAAATGAAGAATTCTGCAAATTAGTAGGATTAGATTTTGCAAAATTTCTAGCTGTCGAAGAAGTCATATGGAAAGACGATAGTTTCGAAAAGATCGTAGGAGCCAGGAAACCCTTATGAAGAACAACAAAACTTTTAGAGATTAATGCTAGCCGTAGCATGAGGCTCGAAGACATTCTTCATTTTTAGGATTGGCGATTGGCTTTACGTTCTT